TACTCTATTCTGTAACTTTTGTTTTCTATTTAATAACTCTGGTGTATATCTACCCAATCTTTCAGCTTCTTTATCTATCTCAAGATTTTCAGTTAAAGCATCGTCAACATATTTAGTTATAGATTCGTCATATCCTCCATTACCAGTTTTTTGAACATCAGCATCAAACTTCTCTAACTTTAATTCCTCTCTTTTTTCTGGTTTTGGAATCATGCTTTTAATCATCTCAAAGTCTGCTTGTTGAGCTTGTTGAGCGTTTAAAGCTATCTTACCAAAATCTACATTTGGTGCGCTAACTGTAGCGTATGCACCTGCTTTTCCTATTGCCATTTATTTAAATTTTGCATTAAACTTGTAACCAACACCAGCACTAGGATCTAATCCTTTACCTAAACTTGAAAAATCAGATCCAGCATTAAGCATCTTATCAAAGTTAGCTTGACTTTGCATCATTTGAGCACCAGTAGCTACTCCCGTAAGTGCTCCAGATACACCTTGCATTACACCTTCTTTTCCAGCGTTATACTGTGAAGATAAAGCGGCAACATCTGCTTGGTATCTTTGTTCTTTCACACCTTGAATCCTAGCTTCATCTTGAGCTCTTATCTGGTCTATTTGTTTTTGTTGCATATCTAAGTCGGCTCCTATTTGTCTATTAGCAACATTTTGTTGTGCATTTAAACTACTAAGACCACCAACTATACCTCTTATGCCTCCACTTCTCAAAGCATCTACTCCAGTAGAAAATTGTCTACCAAGTTCTTCTCTTTGCAAATCAGCACCCATAGTACTAACCTGTAATCCTTCAGCTATGTTAGTAGGCTCTGGTATCTTTAAATTCTCTAAAGCACTTTTAGCTTCACTAGCTTGTTTAGCAGAACTGATAGCTTGATAAGCTCCTCCAGCTACAGCTATAGCTGCACTCGTAATTGCTGCCATATTATAATCTTTTTATATATTCGTTACAATTCTTACTTCCCTCTGAGAAACCACACTCCAAATACTTGTTTTGTAGCCCCTCGTTTTTTAAAGACGCATAAGCTATCGTATAACCGTTGTTTTTACCTATAGAGCATAAAATGTCTATTACATTAGTTATCGCGTCTCTACGGTCTTCTTTATGCCTTACATTTGGATTTGAAACTATAAACTCAATCCAACAAGTCTCACTATTTGTAAAATATATAAAACCAGCACATATATCAACACCATCTTTGTTCACAATCACACCAGAGTCTGGTAACATTTCTAAAGGAGGAGCTGGGAATTTCCAAAACCTCCACCATTCAACTAGCATTTCGTAGTCTGATTTTTCTATGTATCTAAACTCCATTGTATTTGATTTATGCAAAGATACTTAATTATATATATTTATATATATATATTAGTATTATCTTTAAACTTTTCTTTAATACCCTATCAAAGATTTGTTTAATACCCTATATAACTTTTCTTTAATACCTATTTGTAGGATTTAAACACTTCTGCATTTACAGAGAATATATCTTGTTTTGTTCCAATACCAGTAGAAGTTAATTTCACTTTTGCAAAATAACCTTTAACACCAAAACTTTCGGCCTCAGAATTTTTAGCTATAAAATAAAATGCGTTATTCTCTATGGTTATTGGAGGAGATGGAGTTACTGTTGTTAATTGGTATCCATCAAAGGAAACTAATCTACCAACTTTTACGTTTGTACCATCACTAGGTTTTACGAAATATAAACAATCTTCCTCAGATAAGAAAGATGGTAATGAAGTAAATGTATATGTATTACCACTCCTTGATATCGGTGTTCCTAAACCTTGAATAGACAAGTGAGAGAAGTCTAATAAATCATCTCCATTTCTTCTTATGTATCCATAGCTCTCTCCTTCTCTAATCTCAAATTGAGAACTGTTTATGTATCCAGAGTCTAAGTTACTTACTACTTCTAAATCCCAGTTTTTATCACTAGATTCTAATGATATGGTTTTAAAATGTTTTACATCACTAGGATCTTGATTAAATGCAAACTCAATATATGAATCGTGATTTACTAAAGATCCAGTGCTATTGTAAAAGTAATTCTTAGGAGATGTTTCTGAGTGGTGTTTAAAAAGTTGACCACACTTAAAAGAATAGAAACTATTACCAAGTCTAGACATCCATTCTGGACTATAAGACCAGAATGTTGTCCATCCATTATTTTTTTCATCAAAAGATATAGTACTTGACATTTATTTTTTTTTAATTATTATGATATTCCTACAGACACATCGTTTTGTATTATATTTACTGTTACTACAACACTTCCAGACATTACAAAACTTCCACCTTGATTATTTAAAACTTCTTCTTGATTATTTCCTAAAGAGTTTTTCTTAAATATTTGCATCCAACCAAAGTCGCCGTCGTGAGGGTTATATACACCAGTATCATTATATGTATTTGCTACTAATTTAAATTTAACTATTCCCCTATTAGTATTAGCAGAACCTCCCCAATTCGATGCAATTGCTAAATCTGAAGCTGTGGTATTTAATACTTTAAAATAATTTGTTCTATCACCAGATCCAGGTGTTCCAACATTATAATAAGATAATGTATTGCCATCGATAAATGTTTGAATAGGCAAATTGTTTAGGTCTGTTGACTTTCCAGCTGCAATATTTAACCAAGAATTAGGCACTGTACTTCCATACGCAAGTTTCGCTACATCTGTAACTTTATCATCAAATAGATTATAAGTTTCAAGAGTAGATCCATTGTTTAGACTTGCCTTGCCTAAGTTAGTCCATTGCCATTCTCCTCCATTTATATTTGCATATATACCTACAACTAAATTAAATTGAGCTCTATTACAAGTATGACTTCCACTAAGTGGAGAAGCACTTATATTAATAGGACTCGTAGTTTCATGTGAAGATCCTGTTCCTGCTGCTATAGTACCCGCTCTAAAGTTTATTTTAAATTCCATGCTAGATAAAGTAGCAAATATAGAGTTTACAGATAATGTTTGTTGAGCAGTATTTGAAGGTGTATCTAAATCATTAACTTGTAACGTAACTGAATAATCAGCTCCAGCTGGTACTGGACCAGATATTGTAAACGTATTAGTTCCAGGAGTTTGAACAAGAGTCCAACTAGGTGGTAATGATGATGAAGAAACGATTAATATATCAGAAGGATGATCTGGATCAGATACTGTTCCAGTATAAGTATATATATCACCTGGAGACCCAGTAAACTGTGGAGCTACTTGATCAAATATAGGAGGTACAGGTATTGGACAAGTCTCAATATTTGTTAATTTACCAAAAACTTGTCTTCTGTATATTCCAGAAATAGAATAGTATCCATCTGGAGCCTTTCTTAAAAATCCTGCGTCTTCGTATACAGAAGTAGCTGTATTAAAATCTATTGAATCTATATAAAATATCATTTATTTATTTTTTAAATAACACATAATCAAAACTTAAATTTTGATCTATACCAGCAACTTCTCTAAGAGCTAATTTAAAACCTGTTGCCGTTTTTTCCCTAATAGACCACATTACATCATTATCTGCATTGTAATCAGCAGACGCTCCAACTAGTGATCCAGTAACTATATAGTCAGATGTACCTACACTACTAAAAGTTATAGTTTTTAACATATCAGTTGAAGTCAAATTACCTATAAAATAAGTTCCCTTTAGCAATGGAGATGAATCAGATATAAAGTTCAATATAGCTGTCTCTACAGCTCTATGTTTAAGAGCCGTTATATTTGTTGCGCTTGCTAGATTAGTATCTATTAAGCTTTGTACTTCTGCTTTTGTCATATTTCCTTTAATTTATAAAATAATCTGTTGAATAATCTGTTTCTGTGTAATCTTGCAAAGATAAACATTTACAAGCTTGGTCTATACTAGTTTCGCTATAACATAAATCTATTTCATATGAAATAACTCCACAATTTTTTACATCTATATAATCCCAAACCAAATGTAAGATTTGATTACTTGATCTAGTAAACGCAAAATCAATATAATTTTCAGAGCCGTTTTCTATTACTGTAGGATAAGTAGCTAATTCTAATATCTGTTGTGCATCTAAAGCCATATCAGAAACAACATAACCTATTCTATTACATCCAGTAAATGTTCCAGTTCCTTTAATCGAACTAACCCTTATAGTTGAATTGTTGTATGGTATTTCATTTTCTCCTTCAAAGCCAGTATCTGAATCAAATCTAGCAATTCCATTAGCAGGAAATATATCTAAAGCTGATGAAAATCCATTAGTATTGGTAGATGAATTAGTCCAAGAATATTTATTAGTCATTGACAATCCTATATCTGTATCGTCTCCTACAACCAATGTTATAACCTCTAATTCTGGGTTAATAATACAGTTATTAGTTAACGATAAAGCACCTATACCAACCTCCCTATTGTATATAACAAGAGTTCCTTTATTTTGGCTAGATGTTTTGGATATTGATATTTCACCAGCACCAGTTCTATCATTAAATATAGATGTAACTCCATTAGTAGTAAACTCAAAATCAAATACACTTCCACTTTCTATTACATAATTAAATATATGTGTTCCTGTATTAACTCCTAAGTCAACTTCGTATGTATAAGATGAATTAGGTTTTATGTTTATCCAATCTATGTGTTGACCGCATAGTAATATACTTTTATATTCTTTTTCTTCGTTAGATAAAGATAATATATATTCATCACGAACTGGATCAAAGCCAGCGGGTTTAAAATTAAGTTTATAATCTCTTAAGTTGTCTCTAAACCAATCTTTCATTTTGTACTTAGATATTGGCTCTAATCCATCTCCTCCTAATCTTAATACAGCTCCTTTATTAGTATCTGTAAAATACAATGAATTAGCATAGTAAGCAAAGCTTTCTGGATTCTTACTTATACCCCACTCACCAGCAAAAGGTACTTCTTGACCAAGAACCTCTTCTATTGAAGATATTTGACCTCCACCAACAGCATCTGTCAATACATTTTTACTATATAATACCCTATGTACTTTATCCTCTTGAAATATTATTAAATCATTATCCCTAGAGTGTATTTTTTGAATACTACCATATTTATCATCTAAATCTTTATAGTTACCTCTAGATAAATTAAATTCATTTAATGAGTTGTAGCTAGTTGTTTTATCAAATGCTCCGCTATATGTTAATGAAGCTATGTTCCTAACTTCTTTATATCCATCTATTTGCACAGCATTTGGTCTTGAATTAGTAGATAAAAAGTTTTTATTAAAAACATCTTTAACTATATAACTTTCAGCTCCATTTCCTTGAGAAAAACAATTAGCCCAGTTTAAATTTATCTCGGCATTTACTATTGAAGTTTGATCTACATCTAATACGTTGTCTGATTTTCTAGACAAATGATTTCCGTTCTCTATTAAATACGTATCTTGAGTTTCAAAAAATACCTCAGAGTCATTGTCTTTAGGATCTGTTTCAAATATTAATAAACTAAATCCGCTTGTAATAGTAATCTTAGAAGTCAAGAAAGAACGTTTTTGAGCAGAGCCATCTAAGACATTTTTAATTTTTAAATATAAATATCCATTAGGATCCAAAGTAATGTTTTCTCCTATACTTGGTAATTTAGGACTCCAACCACCACCATTTTCATATGGAGTAGTAAATCCTCTTACAAAACTTATTCCATTTTCTTGATCATCAAACTCTCCTAATCCACTAGCCTCAGTTTCAAACCAAGACTGAAAATTGTCATAATTATCGCTAGATATATATTCTTTTTTAAACTCAATTGTTTTATCAGTTGTTCTATTGTTTGTTATGGTTATGTTTATTATTGTACCTGGAGGTATAGATATGTCTTGAACTATAGGTGCAGATTCAGTACCTATATTTGTAGAAAATCCAGTTTCTGATCCAGCAAATAAATAAAAATTATCTCCAGTATCACAAGAACTTTTTTCTAGGTCGTAAAAGTTTTTTTCTATACCGTCGATATTTAAATCCGATGACGATTTTAATTTTATATAAGTACCAGCTGGCTCTATAATGTCTTTATCAGAAGGGTTTTTATTATCTTTTATAAAGTCCTTTTCCTTTACTGAGTACTCAAGTATCTGTAACTTTTTTACTTCTTCTGAATATCCATTTATACTTTTCTTTATAATTAAATAATCTCCTTCCTTTACTTTTTGTTTGTCTTGTCCCTCTAACTTCACCCATAAGAATCCGTTTTCTTCATAAGCTATAACTCCATATATAGTATGGTAATTTAATTTACTGTCTTTTATAAAAAACTTATATCTATTAGCCCAATAAGGAGCTTTACTTTTTATTTTTATTTTTAAACGATTTGTAAATACGCTATTTTTTATTGGTACAAAAGCTGTATTGTACTTACTTGTTGTAACAGTTGAATATCTTCCGTCATCATCTAAATATACAATGCCAGTTTCATAACTAGTATTTGATTTGCAACTTGAGTATACATTTCCAATAGACGAAAAAACAGATATAGTATCTTGTTTTATACTATAATACTCGTTTTCATATGTAAATGACGAATCGTCAATAATTAATGGAGTAGTATCTATTTGATGTTCTATATATGGGATTTTAATTCTCAATAAATTTTGAGAAGATGTTATTGCTAATGAAAAAGGCTTGAATTTATTAACATAAGAAGCTACATCGTTCTCTGGATTTACATTACTTAAATTTGCATTTTTAAAGTTAGTTGTAGCAACAACATTTATAAAATTAATGAAACCTTCTGATATAGATAAATCATAAGCGGTTTCAAAGGATTCTTCTAAAAAATAAGCTAAATCACATAAGTATGTTCCAAAATAAGGAGATGGACTGCTAGCTCTAAAAGATATGCTTATTATATTACCTTTTTTTAAATCATCTTTAAAAACCTCTATGTTTAATACATTGTTTTCAGTATCTACACTAGACAATGTGACTGGTAAAGAATTTTCACTTAAATCCGAAGACGTAAAAGAAGTTTCAAAATCAACATTTATCTTTTTGCCATCTAAATCTATTAAGTCTCTTCCTTCAGTATAATTACCAAATATTAATCTATTACCTATAAATTCCTGTGATTTTGCTAATAGAGGTATATTATCATATAGTCTATTGACTTCGTCTTCTGGAAGTATAGAATATATTTTGTTATTTGAGAATAAAAACGTTTTATTTGCGTTATCCCCATATCCTTCTTTAGGTTTATTGAAGTTATCTATAATGTATATATTGTTACTATTACTTTCTTTAAATAGTAATTGTATATCAGTAACGTTTTTATCCCCAGTATTGAATTTTATGTTTATAGCATTAAATGAATTTAACATTCCATTATTTTCCTGAGTAGAAAAATTAAATGAAAAGTCAGAAGGGTAGAATTGAGGGTTGCTAAATGCAGATGACGCACTGTACTCACCATCTAAATATTTATATCTATATCCAAAAGAAAGAAACCTCTCTTTTATATTATTCTCTGATCCATCTCCAAATTGCGTAGGGGTACACGTAGGAGCTTCAAAAGGAGCTCTCTTATATAAACTTATGTCTTGAGTATTAAAGTCGTTTACAGCTAGCGTTTTGCATCTATTTATGTTTATGCATCTTATAGGATTTAAGTCATCTGTCCATATCAATAATTTTTCTTTGTTAAAAGAATTATATATCACATTAACACCAGTAATTTTATATTCAGAATTGAAATTCAAAATATTATTTTCTGGAGATCTATTATCTGCCAATATAACAGATGTAGATTCGTTGTTTAAAATATCATATTCATATATGAAATTACCAATACTTGAAGTTACAAACCAATAGATACATTCATTACCTTCATCAGTTACGCTTCCAATAGTTATTGCATCTGTTGGTATTGATAAATTTGTTAACTTATCAAATCCATTTGCTTTTTGAATAAGACCAACACTAGAATCATTTGAGTTTGTAACTAGTATATTTTGAGCATCTATATATTCTCCTTCTGGTATTAATCGAACATCGAAATCTTTGTTCATTAATCCATTTACAAAAGTTTTTTTTAACTCCATATTATTTTATCCAATTGCTTGAACCTCTCATAGATTGTAAAATTTCATCGTAACGAATATTTGACATTCTTATCTTGGTATTGTTTCTAATAGCTCTGTATTCATTCCTAGCTCTTTGAACTATATATTCTTGAACTCCGAACTTATTTGTAAGTATCTCGTATTTTATAAATTGATATAAAAACTTCTCTGCTAATTTATTTACTTTTATCTCGTCTTCGGATAAATCAGAAAGACCATCTGATAAATACTCAACAACAATTGTTTTACCCATAAGATCAGAGCTAAATCTCATAACTCCTAAGTTCTTATTTAAAACAAAGGTTCCGTTTTGATTAGCTGTTTTTCCATCCATGCCAAATCTAGCACCATATAAAAGATCATTGCTATCTTCTTTAGTGGTTTTTGGACTAGCGCTATTTATTTCTGTAGTAGAAGTACCTTGTAAAGCATCTCCATTATTATCAAATAATATATTGTAGTCGTTATCTTGAAGATAAGCGCTTACTATACCAGATTGATTATTTTTTATTATCGGTCTGAAATTACCATTATCATCAACCCAGCTAACTCTAACGTAATTTATGAAATCTTTTGGAACTGGTAACTGTAAATTAGTAGGTAAATCTAATTCTAAAGCCTTTACTTCTTTTGCTACATCATAATTCAACTCTTGCAATCCTCTTTTTGCGTGAAAAACAACTTCGTATCTTTTACAATCGTTTATTATTTTATCATCTCCAACATACATCATATAAAAGTTATTTATAATATCTTTTAATTGTGTATATTGATAACCACCCCAATTTTCATCAGATGGATTTACATTACTATTCTCATAATATTCAAAGTCTGTTATCTGAGCCATATCTTATTAACTTTTATTTTAAGTTTTCTTTGTCTTCAAGTGCTATAGCTGCTCCAACAATATCAGCCTCTCTTATATTTAATCCAGAGTACTTTAGTATTTTTACAATTAGTTTAAGTTTATCTTCAAAACCAACTTCAAAATCTTGGAATCCTTGTTTAGATTGATTGAATAATGGATTACCTCCTACCATTTCATATGTCCAGTTAGGGTCTTTAGGATTTCTAAAGTACATCAACTTAACATTTGTTTCTATCGTTTCTGGGTATACTTTATAATTATTATTGTATTTTATATATCCTGGATAAAAAACACTAGGACCAACTAAAGTGTTTGTTAAAAAATAACTTAATTTATCCCTTGGTATCTCCTCAATTTCTTTATCATTATACATCAATGTTATAGCTGTATATAAATCAGATGGAGCTTTAAATAAATCAGTTACTGTATCAAAAACAAGAGATGTTGGAGGAACTGCAAATACATCCATTCCTTCCTTTGCTTTTTTGATTATCTCTTTGTAATTTGTTCTTGAGTTCTTCCCAACTAGACTCTTGTTGTAATCATAAAAATAATCATCTACTACCTCCTGTTGAGCTTGTTTAGCAAAAGTGTTAAACTGTAATGGAGTTATGTATCCACGGCTTTCTTTATTCAACACAAAGTCAACCATGTTTCTTACGTCATTAATCATAATAATATCTATTTTGTGCAAAGTTAATAAAAAAAAAGCACCCCCTTTCGAGAGTGCAATTGATAGTTATTATGTACAAAACACTACAACTTGTTTGAAATATCAGACAATACATCCATTCCTTCATCAGTTAAGAAAAATGACGCTAATGCAGAATAAGCATTCTCACCAAATGGGATAGTAATAATTCTTCCACCATCTTTTCCTCCCCAATTTACAGTACGTCCATCTGTACTTAATCTAATAATATCTAGCTGTACTGCTCTAATAGCTATGTTTCTAAATTTAACAGAATCATCATTCATTAAAGAATTAAACTCCTTTGGATTTCTACCAGCATAAATCAGCATGTCTCTTCTTAATTCAGAAGATGTCATCGTCTCAACTTTACTTTTAAGTAAAACTCTTGCTATTGCCTCTAAGTCTTCAATTGGCATTTCTTTAACAGCTATCTGAGCCTCTAGTTTAAATGTTAATTCATCATACTCTTCAGCTGCTTTTTCTTCTGCATCAAACTCAACGTATATAGACTGGTTGTCTGGATGATAAACAGATAAAAATCTTTGTAACTCTACTTGTTCTTTTTTTACTTGTAAAACACCATTCTCAAAAATAATAGGAGTTGAGATAGCATAACCATCTTGTTCATCAACAAATGGAGATGACTGGTTATCGCTCCATCTTAAAGCTTTATTGCTTCTTGTCTCTAAATCAAAATAAAGAAGTGGTTTGCTTTGTGAGTGTTTAGAACGCAACATATAAGTAATTGGTGTTGCGTTACCTTTTAAAAGATAAATTCTATCTTTAAATTCAAATTCTTTAGAAGGGACTTCCTTCTTTGCTACTGGTCTTGCCATGATTATATTATATTAAATTAAAAAAGCAAAATTACAAAATTAATTTAACAAGATATTTAAGTACCAAAGATGGGACTCGAACCCATAAAACTCTAGTTTCTAAGACTAGGCACTCTTCCAATTCGTTTTTACGTCACTTTGGTTTTTGTTTCAATAAGAAGACTTGAACTCCTATCTATAGGTTCGTAGCCTATTGTTTTATCCAATTAAACTATATTGAAATTTGGGTGATACACGAGAATCGAACTCGCATTTTCAGAGACACAATCTGACGACTTAACCGTTAGTCGAATACCACCATTTGTTACAATACCAAGACTCGAACTTGGACAGACAGTGTCAAAAACTGTTATGCTACCATTACATCATATTGTATTTTGTCGCATAGGCAGGACTCGAACCTGCAATCTCCCGCGTCCAAGGCGGGCACGTAACCAATTTTGTCACTACGCGAAATAAAAAAAGCCACCCTAAATGGATGGCTCTAATTTTAAATATGTTTTATTTTACAATACTACACACTAGTTCCACCCAAGATAATATCTTGTTGCGGGTGACGTAGAATATTGATTTTTGTATTTTTCATGCTGCAAATATACAACTTTATTTTTAATAAACAAAAAACCACCAAAGCCAAAGCCTCAGTGGTTAAAAAAAAGAGAGTGTAAAGCACCAACAGTACACTACAAATATACAAACAAAAAAGGTAAACCGAAGTCTACCTTTAATGATATTAATAAACAAGTTATTAACTATTTCAATAACATGAAGTTATTTGCACCTAAAACAACTAAAGCCCTTTCAGATAAGAAGTTAACTTGCATAGCATCCAATTCAGAATTAGAAGCACCACCAGCAGATCCTACGATCCAAGATTTGTATTTTCTATCTTCTGTTTCAGATTTTCTGTAACGAGTGTGTAAGAAAGGACGTTTAGCGTTTTTACCAAGAACTTGATCGTAAATTGTCATTGTTCCAGCAGGAACCAATACACCATCGATGTCAGAGATAGAACCTCTAGTTGTTGCATCGTTAAGGTATTTCCAATCTGTTTTGTAAAAATCGTAACCTAAGTTAAATCCTTTGAATCCAAGATTTAAAGCCATGTCTTGTTCGTTGTCAAACAATCCGTAAGAAGCTCCGCTTGAACCGAAGTTATTTTGAGCAGCTAATACAGTGTCAATCTCGAAAGATGTTTTTCTGTTTACAAACAATACGTTTTCTTGAATAGCTCCTTCTTTATCTAATACCTTGATGATATTTTCTAAGTCAACTCTTTCAGTAATAGCACCAGATCCTACATTTCCTCTATTTGCAATTTCATAGAAAAGACCTTTAGTTCCTTTGTATCCAGCAGAAGCAACAGCAGATCCAGCAACAGCAGGTTCTCCTTCTACCATAGACATTTCTAAGTAATCTTCAAAACGTAAACGAGTTTCATGCTCAGATTTCAAATACCAAAGGTATCCAGAAGCACCATTTTCAGTTGAAACTTCAATCCAACCAACTTGAGCCATATCAGAACCATTAACCTCGTATTTATCTTTGATGATAATTGGGTTAGTTTCTAAGATATCAGACTGAGCTTCTAAAGATCCAGACATTCCGTTAGTTCCTTTTTTGAATTCAGAACCATAAACGAATACTTTCAATGCACTTGCAACTGAACTTACAGCAGCTAAATCAGCAGCGCTATAAGGAGCAACTGTAATTGTAACACCATCAACATCAATACCAGTTACTAAAGCTTTAACAGTAATAGCACCATCATTGATTACGATAGTTTGGTTTAAACGTACAGAGTGAGCAGCTGTAAAAGTAATAGTAGAAGCACTAGCTTTAGTTGCAGTTCCAAATACGTGAAGACGACCTTGTTCTGTCCATTTAATTAAGTCAGATGTAGAAGGCATTTCAGCACCTACTAGACGTAAGAAAGAAGCGATAGAACGATTTCCAAATCTCTCGAATTCTTTTTCGTAAAGATCTGGTAATTCATGTGACAAAAAGTCAAATGTACCTACGTAGTTAGTAGATAATGTAGCTTTAACTGGAGCTGGAGTTAAATTAGCAGCACCAGTAATAGCATTAGTTGAAAAATTTACAGCTTGAGCCATGTTTGTTGTTTTATTTTAATTATTATTTCCTTTTTCTTATTTTTATTCCACTTTCAAAATCATCGTTTGAAATCAATCTCATTTTAGGTCCATCACCTTTTTGACTTACATCCTTGTTATCTCTTACAGACATGCTTATATTCTTAGCGTCTTTTATAACATTATCAGTAGCATCTGACTTACCTTGCTCGTAAAAGAACTTAGCAAATCCATCTGGATCCCTAAACATAGCTAAAGATTTATGATATTGGTGTTCGTCTTTTAAAAACCCGTTTTCGTCTAGGTGTTTCGCAATAACTTTACTAATATCTGACTGGGCATTTTTAGTTTCTAGCACATCACTAGGTTTAAAAACCTGTTTCTTATCTCCTAGATTAAACTCAAAACCTTTGAATTCACTATTAAACAATCTATTGGTTTTATCTAAAAACACTTCCGTCTTTCTTTGAGCAGATTCATTATCTTTCTTTGAACTCTCAGTGTATTCTTGATAGAAATTAAAAGCTTTTTTATAATCTTCAGAAACTTCAGTATACCCAGACCCTAGATCTACCTTGTATTGTTCCTTCAAATCATTTAAATAACCTTTAGCTCTAAACAATTCTTCTTTTAACGCAACCTTTTTCTTCTTAATTTCTTTATCGTCATCAATATCTTCATCATAAGAATACTCTTCTTCTAATAGATATGCAATGTCTTCATCATCAAGATGAGGTTTTGTTTGTTTGTAATATTCTTTAAGAATCGTAGAGTCATTTTCAGAACTCCAATCCCTATTTATCTTTAAATAGTTGTCAACACCAAACTCCATTAGTTTTTTAATGTCCTCTGGTAACTCAGCCTTTTCTTTTTGAGTAAGAGCTTCGTCTAGTGACGTATATTCTTTTTGATACCTTTCTTTTAAGTAACTTAACACTCTGGCATCATCAATATCTAAAGGAACTTCTTCAATTACTTCTTCGATAACTTCTTCGTTAACCACTTCTTCGTTTACAACTTCATCAACAGTTTCTTCTAAAACAATTTCTTCAGTTGATTTTTGTGACTCTTGTTCGTCACCTAATACTTTAAAAGTAAATCCTTCCATTATATTAAATATTAAATTAAATTTTTTGCAAAGTTATGAATATTTTAAATATCACCAAGCAAGCTTTCCATATCCATTAAATCTTCATCATCTTCATCATCCTCAAAGTCTATTGCATCTTCGTCTTTAGCTCTTTGATTAATCATTTTTGATTGCTGAGTAGCTTGTAACTTAGTCCTTTTATCTTTTCTGTCTTCTCTGTCTTTTTCCTTTCTTTCTAGAGAAACTAACTCACCTTGTTTTACATCGGCTTTAATACCTTGTTCAAGTTTTATTAATTCAGACTTCAATTGAAATTCGATTTGCATCTTTTCCATTTCGTTCTGATGCTTCAATTGTTCTAACTGGCTTTCAGATTGAGATTCTGCTTGAATCAATTGTAATTTAGACTGAGAAGTTGATTGAGCTAATTGAGCTTGAGCTTGTGCTTGTGCCTCATAGTTCTTCTTTTGATTTTCTTGGTCTTTCTCCTCTTTCTTTAATTTCTTAACCTTAAGTAATTGAGAAGCTATTTTAACATTCTTAACGTTTCTAATGTCTATTGCATCATCAATATCTATCTTACCAGCAGAAAGTGCGGCTTGTATATTCTGATTAAGCATCATTGTCTCTTCTTCATCTGGCATTAACTCTATGTAAATACCAAAATTGTATAAGTGAAGATCTTTTATTTTTTCTATAGTCTCCATAGAACTACCTCCAATCATATTTGCAAAGTCTTCTTTCATATCAGAATACTCTAACACGTCAGACATTCTATAGCAAATACACTCAGCTAATCTTCTAGTTGTAAAAATACCACTTTGCAAAATGTGTCTTGTAGCTGTATTTGAATTTAAAGCAGCTAATTTTTGAGTTCCAACTAAACTATTCTCATCTGGCATACTACCATCTCTAGCTTCGTTCAATCCAGTTACTGCCCTAATCATACCAACGTATTGATTATACATTCCTATAAGAGATTGTATCTTTCCATTTGCTCCAGACGCAGTTAATTCTTGAACTGGTATTTTACCATTATTAAACTCTCCGTCTTCAGTAGAGCTTCTACCTATTACACTACCAGTTTGGAAATATAAATTTAAAGCCTCTTCTGGAGTATATGTCATTCCATTACCAAGATTAATAGAGTTTAATCCATCAACATCTATGTATACACCATCTGGTTTCATACTAGATATTACTTGCTGTAACTTTAAATGTGTTAATTGTATTTGATCTGCAAAAGGAATCATTCTTTTAACTAAAGAGTCAATAGATCCTCTATACATTCTAGGAGCTGAAACAACATAGGGAGCATAAACTTTAGATATAGAAGACTTTGGTCTAACCATATTTTTCATTATATCCCACTTCAATATGTAGTTAGTTCCCAAAACAAGAACTCCTTCAAACCAAACGTCTATTCTTTTTGATAATTTCTCAAATTGAGCGTCATTTGCTTTTGGCCCTTGAAAAGAATCGTCTCTTTTTATTACTTTTTCACCACCATTATTGTTTTTCTTTTTCTTGTATACAATACTGGTATCTGTTTTAAATGCAAAGAATAATAATGAAACACCTTCGGTAGATATGTTTGCGTTATTTCCCCCTTGGACATTTTGATAGTTGTCAAACTGAGAAGATAATTTTGATATTTCTTTTATATCTTCTTGAGTTAAACTAGGATTTATTTTTTTTAATTCTGTAATGTTAACGTTTTTTACTTCTCCAAAGTAATAGCAATCTTGAAAAGTAGGGTCTTCCGTTGGAGACCAAATCATATTTGCTGGATCACAGTACTCTATAGATATTCCATTATGAGTATCAAAAGAATGTTTAGCTGCTGAAACACCAAGAACTGTTGCGTCTTCATCAATCCTTCTTTTAATTAAGTCGTAATTGTTTAGTTTAAAAACATTGTCTATAGCTTTTTCCTCAACAACTTCTATCTCATCTTTATAGAATTCCATATGAAGATCTAATTCCTGTTTATTTCCAGGCATTTCTTCTTCTGGTATTGGATACATATCTAACTTTAAAAGTTCTTTAGCATCTTTTAAAATCTTCTTCCCATATACGGCTTTTTCTAATTGAAATTTGTACTCTCCTTTTTTAATTGAAGACACACTATCTATAGCTTCTGCTTTAACTTCATATTGTCTACTAGACATTCCGTTTACAACTATATCTACAAACTTAGGTATAATAGGCACTGGAGTCCAATCTACATTAAGATAAGATATGTCTCCATTGACACTCATTTCTTTCTTGTATTTCTGAACAGACTGCTCTCCTTTTGCGTATAATCTTAACTTATGATAATGATCTCTATTAGTGTAAAACCTAGATCCATTAGATGCTGTTTTTCTAAACCATTCTGATTGAATAGCATGAGCTACATTTCTACCATATTCTTCACTTAATTTAGTTGTGTCATCCGCCAACTGATCTGGAAAATAAACATTAGGTAATGAAAAGTCTTTAGTCATATTATTTTAATAATTCGCTTTGTAATCCTTTATTGGAATATCTTGCAAAATTAAACATTATTTCTTTATTATTTCTAATGGGCTTAGTAATAAAAGATTGATTCGCCATAACTGCAAAACCACTGCTGATAGATGCATCAAATTTAGTTCTGTTTGATATATCGTAATTTGCCCAGTCTAATAGCGTTCTATTAAAATACATATTACCAACATTACCAGCCTCTCTAAATTGACCGCTATAGTCTACACCAACATATTGATTTATGTAGGCCTCAAGCGCATTAGCGTGTAACTCAATTACTTGCATAGAAGAAGGTATACCTCCTAGTTCTTTTTCAGAACTACTTAAATCATTTTTATGTTTATCTGGTCTTCTCATGCAGTACTTATCATAACCTCTATTATAAAAATACTTTAATTGACCAACTTTATTATTCTCAATTAATATAGGCATGCCATAAAATACACAAGCCATTAAACAGTCTTCATAAAACTCTTCAGCCGTTCTTGGTCTAGCTATGTACTCAAGAAAAAAGAAATTACTTGGGGCATCCTCCATATTAAACTTTGTCAATCCGTGTAAAGAACCTTTAGATCCTCCACCACCAACTACTCCAGATATGTCGTATGTGTCGCAACCAAAAGCTCCTATGTGAGTATTAGCTGGGTATTTTCTTCCATTCTTAATCTCAATATTATTAGTCATATCTTTATTTGGGAACCAGGTGATTTTAAAGTTACCATCTTTACTTGGTATCCATATTACTTCTGTATCCCTAACACCATTCTTCCAAATAAACTTACCAGTGTTTACTATTTGGTTTATTTCTAATCCATCATTATAATCTATTTGCTCGTATATTTTAGATAAATCAAATAAAGAGTTCTTAGCCTCGTCTCTGAATGCGTGACTCTCTGTTCTTGGAAATTGTCTATAGAACTCGTTTAAGGCATCAGAATTGCTTTTTAAGGCGTTAACTTCGTTTTCCCAGTAATCTATAACACCTGTGTAAATAAAACCTCCCTGAACGTCTCTAATCGGTTTCTCTGGATTTCTAAATACTGGATGTCCATATATATCTATATAACCCTCAAAATTCCATTCCATAGGTATAAATAATGAATACAGTCCAGTTAGTGTCTGACCATTTGCGTTTCTTTTATTAACATCTGAATCATAGTATAATGATTTGTAATTACCTCCTCCTTTAGCAATTGAGTTTGAAGTAGATCCCATCATACATTTACCAATTATCCTTCTACCTAAACGCAAACAAGTTTTAGTAACCCTCCAGTTATTTAATATGTTATTAGGAACATCCCACTTACCACTTTCATCGTGTACAAGACGCATTAATTTTTCCCCATCATAACTATTGTCAGATGTATTCTTCCAGTCGATAGTAGTGTCTAATCCGTCTATATCATCTTTTAAAGAAGACATATTATTCTTTGTTATTTTTGAAGCTGGTACTCTATAAGCTAACTCTGTCTTTGGCTTGTCCATACCGTCCATAATTGGCTTAAAGAAAAATGGATAGTTACCAGATATAGGAACTACTTTATCAGTGAACATTTTCTTAGCATCTGTACCAGTCTTTGATAAAATACCAAGTCTACTATCTCTTGCAAGTGTAGCAGTGTTAACTAACTCAGCAGCAGACATAAAGGAAAATCCAGAACGTCTATTTTTTAAATAGCACATGCCATAACTCCTTTCATCAGCAACACATCCCTCCCAAAAAATATAAAATATTCTATTAGCCTCTCTAAACTCAGCATGGCCGACATCTATCTTAGTCCACTGTAAATACATATAATGAGTACCAGTTAAGTATGTAGGGACTCCATTATTATAGAACCAAAACCCTTCATCTCTTCTATCGAATTCGCTTTCTATATAATCTACATATTTGTTTTTGAATTCATTACTATGTTCATTCCACTGAAACACAGATGTTATTTTTTGAAGTTCTTTAGGGTATTCAAAACAAGACCAATACTGATCCTCTTTCTTTTTGTCTCTTTTGTATATATTTTTAGGAGATGAAGGAAGAGCTATATGAAATCCTTGAATGTCATATATCTCTCCTATTGTACCATCTTTAGATATTACAACAACATCGAATTCTGGATTATATCCATACTTCCATTCTTTTTTCTTGTTTAATCTATCTATATCTTTTAGATCTATTTTATTTACTACCTTAAAAATACTAAGATCTTCCTTTACTTCTTTTTTCTGCGAATGACTGGAATTTGACTTCATCTACTTCTTCTTTTTGATTTCCTTCTAACATATTTCTCTCGCTCTCTATTTTAGTTAAAATATAAAAAGCATCATCTAAAGCTGTCTTCTTTGCTAAAACAGCATTCCTCATTTTATCAGCTGATATGTCATCTAAAGAATCATCAGATATTATTTCGTCAGCTAGAACCTTAATCAATTCTATTACAGACTTGTAAGCAGCGTCTATAATTTTTTCTTTTAATTCGTTGTGATCGTATTTCATATTTCATTTAATTCTATTACGACATCTCTATCATACATCCTATATATCTTTTCTCCATCTACTTCAAATTCGTATTCGCTATTTTTAGTGAACGCAACAAAGGAGCCACTTTTTAAGTTTAAATTGTCTTCTTGTTTTTTACTTGGATATACAATAACACCTATGTGCTTTTCTTCTTTATCAACAGAGTATATTGCACTACTTTGTATTTTAGCTATTGGTTTTACAAAACAATAATTCAAATGAGATTTCCATATACCTTTTGATTTATATAAATAAATTCTATCTGGATTAACTATGTATAAGTCACCTCTAAAAAACTCTGGTGATTTAGTTTGCCTTCCCTTCATGTCGTGATACGTTCTAAATATATTATGATGTACAACAACTACATCACCAACAGAAATACTTCCGTTATAATATATAGGCAATTCAATAACAAGAGCTATTCTATTTACGTATTTAGCTAAATCTAAAGATGTGTTTACTACTAAATCAACTCCAGATACTTTAGTCGTGTTTTTATATTGCTCTCCAATAGGAGACAGTATAAAGCTAAATGGAGACTTCATTAAAAATTAATGTTAAACTCCAATACCATTGGAACATTATAGTTTATTTCTTTCCAACATAGAACTACTTTGTCTAGTTCAATCCAAATTAAAATACCAGTCTCAGTTCTTTGCATAGTATGTATAACATAATTACCTAATACAGATTGACCAAGAACATAGTGCATAGAATTTTTATAGTCATTTCCTATGCTGACTTTTCTTATTTCTTGCATTTAATTAAATTTTAAAAGCCACCTGTAAGAGATGGCTTGTTTTTATTATTCTTTCTTTTCTAAAACGGTAAATTCTCCAGTTGAAGTATCGATATTAATATCTCCATATTGTTCTTTTAAATCTGATTTAAATAGGTTAAAATCAGTTTCAACTTGTTTAATTTGAGACATTACATTTTCTTTTTGTAATTCGTATTGAATTGTTAAAGATCCAATGATTTCAGTTCCTTTTTTAAACTGTTCTTCAAATGCTTTCAATTTACTTAACTGATGATCTGTCACTTTGTTTTCGATCATCTCAGATATTTTTTCTTTTTTCATATTAAAATTATATTAGATTAATATGCAAATATAATCTTTTTATTTAAAAAAACTTATATAATCATTTATTTTTGATTTATATCTATATAATAAATAAATTAAAATTACAGGCAGTAATAACCAAAGAAATATTAAGTAGTTATTTTTTTTCTCTGTAACCTTAACTAACGACTTTTTAACATCTAATCTTTTTACGTTTAACTTTTTTACAAAAGATGTTTTTTCTACTTCTTTGGTTTTATCTGCCTTATATGTATTTGATTTTTTTTTCTTTAAAATAACATTTTTAAATACCATACCATCTATCACCATTGGTTTTGAAATGTCTGCTGGCTTGTATTCAAATTCTTCAATGCTTACATTTGTAATTACATTATTCTCTTTTACATAAGTACCATCAATCTTTACAGTTACAGAACTATCTACTTTTATTTCTGTATTCAATTTAGATATATTAACTTTTCTTGATCCACAAGAAACTAATAAAAATAAACTAATAATTAATATAAGATGTTTTACCATTTTTTTTTATCGCTTTAAGAATTTGTTTCCTTTGTTTTCCACTAGACTCGTAAGATACGTGTACCCAATCTGGATTTTTTTCATTTCCAAACTCAAAAATTAACTGATCAAAAATTAAGTTGTTTTTAATCCAATTAAAAACTTCTAAATTAGTAACAGAAGTTCCGTCCATATCTATGTCGATTGCTTCTCCAGTAGAGTGCTGAGATGTTTTACTAGCTCCTTTTATAGATGCATTTAATGCAGAACTTCTATATCCAGAACTTATGTGTATAGGAACGTTAAAATGTTCTCTAATTGGTTGAAAAACATTCATTGCTAACTTTCTCATATTAGCAGTATGCTCTTCAGTAGGCATATTATTTATACCATTTCTTTTTGCAGATTCACTTCTTATCATTTCTGATAGAGATAAGTTTTTTGATAATTGCATTAATTTGTAATTTCGTTTATATTTGATTTTATTTCTTTAGCTCTATTAAAAGCTCCTTTTAACATACTCCAAATATCTATTTTAAAAGACTCCTCTATATTTTCTTTTACAGAAACCAATTCAACAAACATTAAAAGTATAGAACATATCTTTGTAAACATATATTCAAATCCGAATGTCTTCTTTATAAATTCGTTGAAAACAAAGTAATCCATAACAAATAACAATAGTATACATATTTCATATAAAGCCATCTTGCTTATTACATTTGAAAACTTTCTACTTCTTATACTTTTCCACCCCTCTAATTTTATACTTTTAAATACACCCGTAAAAGTGTCTAATGCTATAGCTGCTCCGACAGATATTAGTAATCCGTATATTGGAACAAATAATAGTAATACTGATGCAAATATGTAATTTATATACTTCATTGTTATTTATTATCTTATACTTATTTTCTTTACAAAAATAATCATTTTATATTTATGTTTACGGTCCAGTTACGATTGTCTCTCCAAACAAAGGACCAGTTATCATCACTGGATTTATTAGTAAAGAAATCTGATTCTCTATACTAGATTTCATATTGTCTAACTCAGCTCCTAGTATAGATTCTAACCAACCTATTACATCTGATTCTGTTATTCCATCGTACGGTGTAAAGTCTTCTGGATTTGGGTCACCTACGTATGTTACTCCGTAAGTCTCCGCTGTTATTCCATTCTCGTCCGTTCCTCTGTATCTCCAGTGGATTGTTTTTATTACATCTTGCAATCCGTTTAAGCTAACCGCCCTTTCAGCTGCCGAAATTGTCCAATTAAATGTTGTCATATTTATTTATTTATTTATTGTGTAAATAATATTCCTCCAGATCCAAATCCACTAGAAGCCTGTCCAAATGCAACGCTACCATTATATGCATATATACCTGTCGCAATTATAAAAGCAATTATCTTCATTGCATAATCAACGTTTGAAAATGTAAACATAAAATATCCGCCTGTTATTAGTGATTGTTTGAAATCTAAAATTTTATGTATCATTTTCTTAATCTTTCTACTATGTCTGTAAATCCTTGAATACCTATATATGCAGTTGCTATTATAATCCAATCAGATGAAGTAACAGAACCAAGAAACAAACCTCCGCAAGCTATTAAAAACACTAATAACTTGCGTGAAATCCATTTATTTATTATTATATCAAATTGTTCTTTACTCATATTATTTAATTTTTAAAAGTTCTATTTCTGCTTTTAATATATCAATTTGAGTTTGTTGCTCTTTAATTGCGTTAATTAAAGTTACGAATATGCCTTCTTTATCAAGTCCTAATCTTATTACATCTTCTTCGCCATCTTTGGTTTCAAACTCTTTGATTAAATCAGGCATTACTTTTTGAACTTCTTGAGCTATAAATCCAAATTGTTTGCCTTGTTCGATTGTATCGTTTTTCCAATTATAAGTAACTGGTCGTAATTGTAATATCTCACTTAAACCATAACTTAAATCTGTGATTTCTTCTTTTAGTCTTTCGTCTGATGGGTTAGTACTTGTTAATGTTCCAGCGTTTGAGTAAACTAAACCAGTTCCTAATGACGAAAATGTGGCTGCTCCTGTGGACGCTATCCTAAATTTTTCATTTGCTCCACCCACATTAAATACTATGCCATCAATACTTTGTATTCTACAAGATAATCCACTATTAAAATTATCAGTTCCAAATTGAGCGTGATTTACACCGCCAACATTAATATCTAATTGACCTCCCCAAGCGCTGTTATTAAGCGTTAGACTTGTTCTGTTTGTATTGTTGTTTGGTGTAGTTGTTCCTATACCTACGTTGCCCGATGAAGTGATACGCATACGTTCTCCGCCAGTTCCAGTATCAAATGCTATTGAAGGATATACACCACTACTTGAACCACCTCTAAAAGTTATTACCTGATTAATAGCATCTGCTTTTATTAATAATAAAGGATTATTTGTATTACCGCTTAAACCAAAACCAGCTAAATCCCCAGTTGAACCAGCTACAACAGTATGTTGCTTGAAATTTGGACTAGCAGTTCCAATACCTATGTTACCACCTGAAGTGATGCGCATTTTTTCTGAACCAGCAGTAAAGAAATTCATAAAGTTCCCACTGTGGTCGTAGTTTAAAATACCAGAACTATCTGTTGAAGAATTACCAAAATATAAAGCACCACCACCAGACACCCCAGAAGCTGAGGTTGATTTAAAAACCATACCTATATAAGCAGTACCGCCTAAAGATAGCAATCTTGAAGGACTAGTAGTCCCTATACCTACGTTGCCACCTGATGGGTTAATTATTAAATTGGAATAACTTGTTCCAGCTATTAGAGGCTGTATAAAACCATAGTCTGATGTTGTATCATAACCTATAGTTATTTTTTTATTTATGTTTGCTGATCCTCCTACTGCAAATTGCGCATTTGCTCCTGTAATTACATTAACATCTGAACTTATATGTAGTTTGTTTACTGGAACAGTTGTTCCAATTCCAATAAATCCAGCCTGCGTAATTCTCATTACATTAGCACTATTCATTTGGAAATCTAATGGCTGGTTTGTGTTACCTACGTTTATTCTAGCAAATCCAGCTGTTGTATTTGGTAGTAATTTTATTTCAGTACCTCCAGCTCCAGTAGCCTCTATTGTCAACGTTCTTCCTCCTCCGCCTGACATTTTAATATTCCCACTAACATCCAACTTTTCTGCTGGTATTGTTGTACCTAATCCTAATCTATTATTTGTATCATCCCAAAAGAATTGTGAGTTATCTTGTTGTAGCACTCCTCCAATTCCAGCAAATAATACAGACCCAGAAGTGGCACTTGTTATAAGTCCTCCTATTGACATTGATCCAGCTACAGTAAATGTTCTGTTAGCACTTAGATCTTGTGTAACACCGTTTATTGTTAATGTTCTTGAAGTTGGTACACCGCCTAGTCCAGTTAATGTCTGATCTCCCGTATTAGTACCGCTTAAATTAGATGCGCTTATGCTAGAAGCGAATATAGCTCCAGACGCGCTATTTATATACCCAGTATCGCTAATTGTTAACTTGTCAAATCCATTTTTTGAAACTGTAAAAGGCAACCCTGTTGATTCAAAGTGGTTTTCTAAAACTAAATTCCTTCCTGTTCCAAAATTATAAAAATAATTTCCAGTTCCTATAGAATAGTTAGTAGAATAAATACCAATAGCTTCAGAATAATTTCCATAATTTCCAGAGCGTATACCATACCCATTGCTTTCGTTATTTGAAGAGATATTTATACCAGAAGAATCATTTTGTAAATACATACCTACACCGCCAGAAACAATGTAAGATTTTATATTTATTCCAGAACCTACTTGATTAAAAGTTTTAGTACCAATAATATTTTCGTCACCAGTTTTGTGTACAACGTTAGTGTCATCAGCTGGGGCGTATCCTAATATGGTAGGCACAGTCTTTGGTGTCCATAATAGCGCTGACGTATCATAAACTAATACCTCATTATTATTTGGCGAAACTGCTGATACATTATGCAACTCTTCTAATTCATACCCATTGTTTACCTTAACAAATATTTTTCCGTGTATTGCATGCGCATACTCCACAAATCCAATTATTACAGTATGTATAGGAGCAATTGGTTTTATGTTAGTTATTCTACCAGCAACAGTTCCGCTAAGATAAAGTATATCGCCATCTAGCCATGTCTCTCCTTGTAAAGAACCAGTTGTATTTATTTCTCTGACCTGCCCGCTTGTAGTTATAAACCCTTCTTGATTTATTAATATTGTTTCAGTTACCAGCCCTAATGTAGCTGCGCTATCTAAGTCATTATCTGCTTGAGCTAAGTCAACTTTAGGTCTTTGCCCTTGCGCTCCAGTGACTCTTACTGCTTGGTAATTTGCTTCTAGCAATGTTATATTAGTAGCGGTTTTATTTACAACCCTTGCAACGGTCTCTTGTCCTATTTGTAATGTTACACTTTCACCTTTCAAGCTTAAATTTAAAGTACCATCCGTATCGTTCCAAGCTAGACTACCTACAGTAGTAGGAGGAACTGTCGGCGTTGTATCAAATTGTATATTACCAGTTGATAATCCGTATTCACCTAAATTAACATTACCTGTGGCGCCTGTATACGGAACAAATACTCCAGATCCAATATCTGATAATAATTGGACTCCAGTTCTGTACTTAACAGCTCCTCCATCTGATACTAAAAACTTATCTGTATCTAGTGTAGCATTTGCTATTTGAGATAGATTTAAAGATCCATCTACTTCAACCGAAGTTTTTATTTTCATGTTATCCTATTTTCTTTACTAGTACTCTAATACTTCCAGTTGCTGGTGCCGTTGTGAATGACACAACTACTGTATTGACTGCGTTTCTAGTTACATCTGATATTACCGTTTCTTTTGTTATGAAGTCATAAAGACTAACCTCTACGTCAAGTGAGTTCAAGTTGTGTGTTACTGTATAACTTGTTGCAACTCCATTTCCTATTGTGCTTGCGTAAGAGTACTCAGAGTTATTTACAGATAGGTCTACATCTCCATTTACATTAACTACCGTTACGGATCCGTCTGCTGAAGCAATTGAATTTACTGGAGAGTCTCCATCTATATAAGCTATAGGGTAAAATATTCCATCATTAGCCTGTATCTCCCACTTGTCTGTAGTCTCGTTCCATCTTAATGACCTGTTTGGATCGTCTCCTCTCTCTACCTCAATACCAGAATTCTCTGTAGCAGTTCCAACTGCGTTGCTATTTAAAGTAATTATGTTGTCAGCTAGTAGTATCTGCTCAGTGTTAACAGTAGTCACCGTTCCACTAACCGTAAGATTACCTCCAACAACTAAGTCGTTTGTTATTGTAACATCGTCTGGTAGTCCTATATTTATTTGATCACCACTTTCTGTTACTTGAATCTCATTAGCTGTTCCAGATATAGTTACAGAATCAGTAGATCCTAAGTTGTCTGTTAAAACTATAGTAGACGAGTTTGTTCCTCCAGCACCAACTGATATAGTATACGTCCTACCCTCAAAAGTCTCTGTAGCTGATGTTATGCCAGTTATGTGACCAAATGAATCAAGAGTTATATCTTGTATATAGGTTCTTCCAGAGTTATTTACAGATGTAGCTGGGTTAGTAGCTGGGTGAGCTGTGAGATACCTACCATCTAAACTTACCGTTAGATCAGCTAACGCACCACTTCTACCAAGAGTAAGTGTTCCATTGGCAGTAGAGAATGCTAATTCATCAACATAGTTATCTGTGTCTTGTATTGCTACCCACTGAGTACCATTGTAAAAGTATATTTTTTTATCTCCAAGTGTAGAGTCAAAGTATATCTGTCCCTCTTTTGGTCCAGATGGAGGTGTTCCCAATGGATGAACTACTACATTCTGTAATTCATTACCAGTTAAATCTAAGTTACTTAAGTGTTTCATTTATCTTAATTAATTGAAGAATGCCTTACCAGAAAATGATGAGGTAAATCTTATTATTACTGTATTTAGTGAGTTATATTCTATTTCTCCAACAACAATGTTATTTCCAGAATCTACTATTGAAATTGACGGATACTTTTTTAAGTTATGAGTAACATCCCATTGATTAGAAGCTAAATTTTGAGAATGTACAAAGTTCTTATCTAATTCTTTATTATTTGGTATTGTAGTAACTCCATATATCTTAGTATCCTCCATTGAACCATTTGCCTCAACAAGTTCTAATGATAAATTATAAAACGTTAAATTACTTAAATCTTCTACTACATCTAATAATTTATATATACCAAATACATTTGGATTAGATGTATCAGCTATCATTATAGTATTACCAACAAAAGCTTCTAATATATCAACTATATATTTTAATCCACTATTCTTCTCACTTACTTTAAGAGTTGTAATTGATGAAAATAAAGGCGCTTGAGTTAATGTAGTTACAGAACCCACTGGTCTATCTCCTACAAATGTTTGGTAATATTTAAAGTTTATTTGGTTTACAACTCCTAAAATACCCGACTCATTAAAAAAATCAGCCAGGTTCTTAGGTGTAAAGTTTTTAGTTATTCCTCCGCTAAAATCAGTTCCGATCCATTTATCGTTTTCAGTTACAATTGGATCTATTACATAGGTACTTATTCTAGCCATTTAATTATTTTTTGTTTTTTGTATTATTAACTTTTGCGCTAACTAATCTTAAATTAGATTTATGATTGCTACCTCCATCAGCTAGTGTTTTCTTATGATCTACAACGTAACCATCTGGTATGTTTTTAAACTTAGAACGAGCCTGTACTCTAGCCTTCTGTTTTGCTTTTTCAGATGGCGTAGAGTTCTTTTCTTTTTTATAAGCTTTTCCATCTTCAGATTCATTCCATTTCTTAGAAGTAACTTGATGTTTCTTTCTAGCCTCTGGATTTTCTCTATAGTATTTAGCCGTTCTGCCTAGTCCCATTATTTTTTCATTTTTTTAGCTATAATAGCAGCGTCTTTATTTTTAAAAGAATGTGGTGAATTTTGACCTTCCCACTGACCTTTTCTTGAGAATTCATTACTCTCGTATTTACTACCATTTTTATCTTCTAATTTAACTCCTTTTAATCCTAAGTTGAATCCATGAGTATAATCCATACTATCTTTCTTTGTAGCTGGATAATCTGATTGAATACCCATCACTTTATTATTAGCAGCATTAGCTTGTTTGAATAAAGTATACTTAGGTTTTATAACCTTTTTTTTATCGATTTTAGGTTGTATCATTTTTATTTCTTTTTAGATTTAGAAGCTATCATTTTTAAGAATGCAATTTGCTCTTTGCTTTGCACTTTCTTACCCTCTGATTTCTCGTGTTTCATCATAGCTTTTTTAGAAGCGTATTTTTCTCCAGTTTCTTTCTCAACTACTTTTTTAGGCATAGCCTTTTTAACAACTGCTTTTTTCATAATTATTTATTTTTATATATTTATCTACAACCTTGACCACAAGCACTTGAATTTTTTTGCTTGCCAGTATCAGAAGCTCCTTCAATTGATTGATAACTCTGTTTTGTTGGGTTGTAATATTTCTTCCCTGGATTACCTTCTTCCCAATCTTTAATCTCTATTTTTTTTCTACCAGTTCTTATTCCAATATCCATTTTATTCATATCTCTTTTAGATGTAAATTTAGGAGTTGCTTTTGGAGCTTTTATCTCAGTTTTAGTTGTGCCAACAGCTTTTAATGGCAATACTTCAGTTAAGCTTCTTTCTCCAGATTTCTTAACTATAGTTACTTTTGGTTTTACAGATGGTTTAGCTTCTTTAGCTTTACCTTCTTTTACAAATGTTTCTCTTGTTACTGGTTTTCTCTTTACTTGAGATTTACTCTTTAATTCAGAACTCCAGCTTTGATTAAACGTTCTAGCTCCAGTTTCTGGATCTATAGTTATCTTAGTTTTAATAGGTGGATCTATTGCCATAATTATTTTTTTTTAGTTTTCCCAGCTTTGCTTAATGCAATAGCTATTGCTTGTTTTTGAGGCTTACCTTGTTTCATCTCTATTCTAATATTTGCACTTACAACTTTAGAACTACTACCTTTTTTTAGTGGCATATCTTTATTTTTTATAAAATATTTTATTAACTAATAGGTTTGGATTATTCAAAGCTTCTTGCCTAGCTTCACATCCACAACTTGGAGATACTTTTTTAACTAATGCTTTTATCCCAGAGTACTTGGTTAGCTTTCCTATTGAGTCACCTAATCCTATTGATCTCTTAACCATATATTACCATTTAACTTTATCTGCCCAATAAGCCGCACTTGACTTTCCTTTAGCTATATTTTTTCCGTGTCTAGCTTTAAATGAAGCTCTTTTTGCTTTCATTCTATTAGACTCACCAGCTTTAGGTTTACCAGCAGTTGACGCTCCTTGTTCTCCAAAGCGTATTATTTTTTCCTTACCATCATAGCAAGCCTTTACAACATGAGACTTCTTAGCGTTGTCTGGTGTTCTTTTAGGGCTGTTACATTGCATTTTAGATTTTTCCAACATAGAAATAATATTATTTGAAATCCATGCAAAGTTACATATTTTTTTATTTTACATTTGTATTAATTAAATCAAATCAAATGGCTAGAAAGGTATATAGAAAGATGAAACGAATAGGAGAGGACAAGGAAGTTCGTATACAAAAAAAACTTTTAGAGAACCCACAGAACTATTTTTTCAAAGAAAAAGCATCTTCATATTTAAAGTATTTTAGAATTGTTAGGAAATATATTCAAAAAAAATATGAACTTACATTATCTGAATTAGAGATAATTCTTTTTCTATATGACGAGAATATATTTAATAAGGAAACATTTAATGGATTTTCTTGCACACTTGGTTTCTCAACTTTAAACTGGATATCTAAGTTTGAAGAGAGAGAAATAATAAAAGTTTGGAGAGAAGGAACTGTAGATAAGAAGATGTACGTTCTTACTCATAAGTATAAGATGGCATGTGCTAAGATGTATAAACATCTAGAAGGCGAACCAGTACCTCAAAACGTAAGGTTAAATCCTTTATTTAAAAGCAACGTTTCTTTTAGTGATAAGATGTATGCTAGGTTAATAAAGAAAATGAATGAAAAAAGAAAAGGGGTAGAATAACTACCCCTTAAAAAACTAATCTAAAAACTCATTTATTTTATCAAGTATCTTGTAAGTTGATTTTATTTCTTTATCTAAGAAATCTTTTTCTTTCTTCAAGTAACTAATCTTTTCATTTACTTCTAATGAATAAAGCTCCTGGTCTGCAATAACCTTTGACAACTTATCTTTAGCAGCATAAAAACTTAATAAAGCACTCTTCTTTTTTACAACTAAGTAATCTACATTTTTTTTAAATCCAAACATAATATAATAAATTAAATTACGACTCTAACATCGCTTAGGTTTATAATTAAATATTTAACTCCATCTAGTCTTAATTCACTAGCATTTACTTTATCATAGTAAAGTTTGTCCCCGGGAGCTATTTTTACAACATCCTCACCAACCATAAAGACTTCACCTAGTTTATAGCGAATATCTCTATCGTTTGCCTCTGTGATAATAAGGCCAAGCTTATTCTTTACCTCCTCTTTTATTTCTAATATAACCAATGTATTTCCAAATGCTCTCATTACGCTCTTTTGTTTGTTACAGTTACTTCTGTAGTTAATAATGTTGCTGATACAGATACAGCATTCTCAATTGCATTTCTTACTACTTTAGTAGAATCAATTATACCCATCTTATACATATCTCCAAATTCCTCAGTCAACACATTGTATCCATATGAATATTTAAACTTATCTAAATTTACAACTATGTCAGATATCTCAACACCAGAATTTGTGAGTATCTGCAAAAATGGTGAATCCAATGAGTTCAAAACAGAGTGCCATCCAGAAGAAAAACTATTATTGTTCTTATTTGGAAAACTTGAGATCCATAGGTTCCTAAGCGCTATACCACCACCAGGGAGAACACCTTCTTCTAAGGCGCTTTTAACAGCGTGTATAGCGTCATCTACCCTATCTTTCTTTTCCTTCATCTCAAGCTCGCTATTAGCTCCTACGTGTACAACAGCTACACCACCACTCAGTCTGCTAAGTCTATCCTTGTAATGCCACAGGTTCATTCTGTTCTCTGCATTTGCTATTGACTCATTTATGCTTTTTAACCTATTGTCAATATCAACTTTGTGTTTTGGTCGGTCAACTATAAGAATCGTATCAGTTGTAGTTGAGATTGACTTAATAGCTTCACCTAGGTAACTAGCATCTATTGCAGATAAATCATTCCCAGTTTCATCAGATGCAAGTATCGCACCAGTCAAAGCACAAAGGTCCTCTAGTAATTCAAATCTTTTAATACCTACACCTTCTGGAGATATTACATTTACTTTTATAATCCCCTTTGCTTTGTTTACATTAAGAGCATTCATAACAGCTGTATCTACATCAGATATAATTAGTATGCTCCTCTTGTTTTTTATAGCTACTTCTAAAACACTTGTTATGTCTTCAATGCTTTTAATTTCTTGATCAGATATAAATACCAATGGTGAATCAAGTACGGCCTCTTGCTTTTCTGGGTTTGTTACCATGTAAGGAGATGTATACCCTTTTCTTATTTTAGTACCATCAATAACACTTACATAAGTATCGCTATTCAAACTCTCCTCCATTGTAACAACACCATCCTTACCAACTTTAATGTATGCATCAGCAATTATATTACCAAGCTCGGCATCATTATTAGCAGATATTCTAGACACACTTCTTAGTGTTTTGTTACTAACTTTCTTACTGTGGTTTTTTAAAGACTTAACAACCTCAACACAAGCCGCTTCCATTCCTTTTTTAAACTCTGTAATATTTGTGTTTTCATTGATTACTTCAAACGACTTTTTAATCAATGCCTGAGTAAGTACACAAGTAGTTGTTGTACCATCACCGCTATTTCTAGCGCTTCTATCAGATGCTTGTTTTATAATACTAGCACCTAGGTTTTCAACTGGATCTGACAAGTTAATTGAGTTGGCTACTGTAACACCATCTTTAGTTACGTGAGGCAAACCTCTCTCATCTTCAATAATAACATTTCTACCAGAAGCCCCTAGTGTAACTTTAACAGCATTAGCAACTGTATTAACCCCTTCTATTAATTTTTTCTTAGCCTCGTCTTTGTATAGAATTTCTTTTTCAATCATTTTATTAGATTTTTACTATTGTTCTAGATGCAACGTGCCCATCGTTTAATAACTCCTCATAAATCATTACTCCTGGAACAAATGATAAAGCCTCAGCTATATTGTCTCCTTGTTGAGTAGTCACTTGAATTACACAACCAACCCTATCTATTTGCATAGCTTTAGTTGATTTCATCCACCCTTCTTTTTCAGATGATGCTTTACTTATTAATTTAAATGTATTTCCATCACCCCAGAATACAATATCCTTTACGTTTTTTGATGCCGCATCTGCATCTGTGTTTTTTAATGTCTTTGCCATTTGATTTGATTTTTTAAATAATTTTATTACCATGTGATTTTAATTTCCAAACAAATAATGTAAATGTTCAATTCGTTAAAATCAAACATTTCTTCTCTTTCGTAGTAATCGAAGCCAAAAAGAAATACCCCCGTCAAGCATGGTTAGTACCGTACTTGGAGTGGGTTGCTGTAGGACAATACTTGCAAGACTTTAAACAGGACACCATCCCCTACTTAGCGGGGAAAGGATTCAATGTGGAAATGCAAGAACAGCATTTCGACCTGTACCACACCTTACAGGTTCATTCTTTACAATGGGTCAAAGGGGCAGCTTATTGGCACATTCCCGAAACGCATACCTTTTACAAGTTCTTCCATTGGAGAGAAAAACAATCATGCTCTTAACTATCGCAGGGTACTTATTTTTAGTATGCTTTTTCAGTTGTGTTGTATTGATTTTTGTGGATGTCCTCACCCAAGGTTGGTTAACCCATCAATTAAACAAATTCAACAAAAACTAGCAATAATAGTGGAAATTCCTAGGCATCTGCGGTATTATAGACCTGTAGATGACTAGGAGTTAAATAATGCTTGATTACTCAAAACTGCTTGAAACCACCCAACAACAATATCCCGATAGT